GTACCTTTAGGAAATCTCCATTCACTATCATTTTCGGCAATAGGATTTATACTATAATAAGGATTTCCTTTGTTACTATAAGTGTTATCTTTAACCTTTTGATTAACCTTAGCCATTTGAGTACTACTAACAATTTCTGCTGTTAATTTTACTTGTTTTGGTGTCAATAATCTTTGAACAGTTTGTTTTCTATCTTCAAAAGATTCTGGCAACAAATAAGCATTGGTAGTTAAAGTAAATGTACTTCTTACCATTCTGTCTTTTTCACCACTTGATTCAATCGTATTGGTGTAATTATCAATTTTAACTCTAAAGTTAAATCTTTGTTTATCGCCCCAATAATCTCCTTCTGCAAAGTTAATTTTTTCTAATATTGCATTGTTTTGTTCAACATATTCAGTCCATACAATAAATTCATATTCTGCTTTAATATGATCAGGCATAGTAACTGCAAATATTTGATTGGTAGGAGCAACTGTCTTATTTAATAAATTAAATTTATCGTATTTGTTCTTTTCATTGAACTTAGTCATTACTGGATAACTCAAATAACGATTAAATGTTTGATAACCTTCATCTTTCGCAAATGATGTTCTTTTAACCATTATCAAAGGAATCTGTAATTTACCCTGTTGATCTCTTAAACCGCCTTGAGCTTTTGCTGCATACCATTTTTCAGGATTACCATATATAATAGGCACTTTTATATTTTCACCTGCGTCAATTACAGTAGGATTGATAACATTTTGTATATAACTAATCAATGCAGTATCAATATCTAATAAACTAACAGTAAAATTTTTCTTTGCATCTTCATCTCTTCTAGTATCCAATGCAATGTTTCTTACATTAGATACAATAGGATTGTTCTTTTCAACATTGTTATTTGTTGGTACTGGATTGTTCGTATTTCCTTGCCACATAATTAAAATTGACGGTTAACTAAATTAATTTTGCTCAACTTGCTATAATGCGTATTACAAATAATACTATGTGATTTATTTGCTTGACCTCCGAGCAGCTGCTCCTGTACAACATTATCAACTTCATGATAACGATCATTAAATAATATCATATCACCAACTTCTGGATAAAAACTTGCATCTTTTAATGACAATTCTCTAAATTTAAATACAACAGTTTGATCTCTATCAGGTCCAAATCCTTCATCATCTGTACTAATATCACCACGATCAATTATACTACTCAATTCTACACCAGAATAAAAACTCTTTCCTTCAGCCGCAACTGCTTCACCATAAATGTTTGTATTGGTTTCATTTGGTGCAATCTTAAATAAAACAACCAATGTTTCAATAATGTCACGCATCAATTCTGCATTAATTTGATTAACCAAATTAATGTCTCGTTGACTATAATATCTTCCAAATAATGCCATAATATTTTATTATTAAATGAAATGTTGCAAATAAGACATAGGTTTATCATGAAATATTAATATAAAACCAAATACCAAAACCCCAATATAAATTAGTAGTGGAACAGTCTTCATGATTGATGTCATCTTTTCAGTTTCATCTGCTTTAGCTTCCATTTGAGCTTTACGACTAGTAGCTTCAAGATTTTCTCTCAATTGTGTAATTAACGATTCTTTTTCAGATGCCGCTTCACTTCGCAATTCAGAACCATCCAATGTTACTTCTCCACCAGGAATTGGAATTGTACTATATTTTTGTCGAATCAAACCAAGATTTTCTTTACACAATGCCAAGAAATATTTCTTAACCCATTGTTTTCCAACTGCATTTAATTTATAATAAACTACATTTTGATATGGAACATTACTATAATCACTGACTACATCATAATTACTTCCACTACTAAATGTATTTGCACCATTTAATTTATCTTTTTCAACAACATATTCAACATAAATTGTATGATCGTGAGTAGGAATAGGAAATATCTTTAATTTATTATTGACAATTTCAAAGCTATATGCACTCTTACGAACCATATCATTAAATTCAATTGCTTGACCTCTTAATAAATCTTCAAATATTGGTGTCATCAAAAATTGTGTAGCAGGACTATATCCAGCAAAACCCATTTCATTCAATACATTGCTATAACTCATACCAGTCATACTAAATGGATCATATATACGAGCAAATGCTGGTGGAGGACCATGAAATACTCTTCTAATTTCAACTCTACTACCTGTTTCAAGAGTTGTACCAATTATTGTTTGTAAATCATATGTTTGTACACTGGATGTTAATTGAACTGCAGCCTTTTTTATATCAACATAACCACCTACACCAACTTCACTACCATATCCTTTAGCTAATTGTATTATATATGGTAATCCTGTTCCGGTAACATTTTTTCCTGTAATATTAGGATTATTTGCAGTGTTTAATCCTTGTAAATTCAATAAATTATTTCTGATATTAAATTGATTTACTTGAGCACCATATTCATTAACAGCTTCTTCAAATGCTGCATAAAAATTTACATCAATTAGTTCAATGTCAATGATTGGATATCCCATTCTTTTTGCAGCCCACTCTGCGCTTTTCTCACAGTCATATTCAAAAAATCCAACACTTGATGTTAAACTAACAGGAGTAGGTTCTGTCAAATAAAATCCAAATGGTATGCTTCCAGTAGTTACAGCACTACCGCTACCTGGCCATCTTACTCTATCTTGATCTAAATTAGCACTCATTGTTTATAAATATATTATAATTTAGTTATTCTAACTTTTAAATCACCATTTCCTTTAATAAAATTGCGTCATCATTGTATAAACCACGAACTTCATTTACTATTTTAAAATATCCTTCACTATAAATTCTAAATATATTTTCTTCTAATGTAAGTTTTCTATATAAATGATATTTTAATTGTTCGCTTATTTGAACATCTTTAACCAACTTCATTGGTTCATTTTTTTCTAAAATTTCATCCACTATATCAGTTAAATTTATCATATAATATAAATAGAATTACAAAATAAAAAACCCCGGCATTTCTGCCGGGGTCATTGTTTAATCTATCTTAGTATTGATTAGATTTGATCTAGGTCAGATACATAGATCTTACCGTAAAATTCGGGACGTACTACTTTCTTAGCATAACGAGTCAATACGCCACGACGTGGTGTGAAGTTGACTGGATCGTATACCAATGGAGTTTGTACTAGTGGGATGTATGGAGAATATACAGCACCGGTTTCTAGGAAGTTATTTCCACGGAAGCCCATCAAGATGGTGTTTTCTTGCATATATGGGTTCTTGTAGACTTGGAAGCGACTTGCGAAGCTACCAACACGACTTACACCCATTGCGAACTTAGCAGAATCACCGTCTGTGTTAACAACATATCCTGGGATTGATTCCAAGATGGTTGCTACATCTGGACCTACTACTAGGAAGTTTGCACCACCACGTAGAGTCAATTGATGAATCTTGTTAGATACCTTTTGGATCTTGTTACCAAGAGTTTGGAACCAAGTGCTCTTTACGTAAGCAGTACGATTGGTTGAATCGTTGTTTACGGTGAATGTTGGTAGTCCGTTAGCATCATTTGCACCCTTAATGATGTCTTTACCGATTACTGCAGACCATGCTTCGGTTGTCAATGCAGGAGCTGCATTAATCAACATGTCCATAATTTCAAGATCAATTTCCATTGATACATATTCACTCAAGAGAGCAGTCAATTCTGCTTCTGCATCAATGCTATGATAAGCATTCAAGTCTTGAGCCAATTCTGGGGTCCAGACTGCCTTTAACTTACGAGTCTTAGCAACGATAGGTTCGCTCTTAAGTTCCAAGTTAACTTCTGGAATGTTGATATCGGTACCTTGGTTGATACCAACATTGCCTGTGCCACCCTTGAATGGATTGGTATCTTCGAAGTCGCCACGGGTGTTATCGGTAGGTTGTACTGTATATGTCAATGTAGCATTACCTGGAGTTGGTGCTTGTGAACCAGTTACAATGAATTGAATTCTGTAATATGGAGATGCCAATGAACCAGTGTTATATACCTTGGTTAATTCATTGATTTGTAGGGTTGGATCAATTGATGAACCGCTCAAAGCAAAGCTTCTTACTGCATTCAAATCAATTCTGTTGCCGGTATTGTCGCCGACGTTTACAGTTAGTTTTCTGTATGAACCTGTAGGAACATATAATGAATTCAAGTCAACATCACTGAAGCTTACTGAACCTGTAGTAAATGACAATACTGAAGAAGTGAAGTTTTCAGTATATGCATAACGACCTACACCGTATAGACCGTTTGTTGCAGTATCGGTAGAACCAAGTTTTAGTCCTGTACCACCGAACAAGGATTGTCCGTTGTAACCGTTTTGGCCTGGAAGACCACCACGGGTAGTACCATACTTGAAGTCTAGATAGAAGATTAGACCAGATGGTAGGTTCATTGGTTGAACTGAAACGAATTCCTTAGCGGAAATTTCAGCGAATACACGGCGAACCAATGGAAGAGCTACGCCAGCCCATTGTTCACTGTTTTGGGAAGTACCTGTAGAGGTAGCTTCGTTCAACAATTGTTGTGCTTGGTTTTCAAGCAAGATGGACATGTGTGCCTTATCGACACCTTCTAGTCCTTCAAGAAGACCAGTCTTGTCCCATTTGCTTTGCAATCCACGGGTTTCAGTCATCAACTTAG